GTGGTATTTCTCCTTTTGGCAATTTTGGGATTTTTGCTGTGGAATCGCGGTGTGTTTATGAATGGTGAGGCGTTTACAAATGTCAGTGACAAGGTTCCAGTGAGCCCGGCGACCATTCAGACCATCATCAATGCAATCCAGGCAAAGAACCCAGACGTCTACCCCATCCAGACCATTTACATCAACTCCATGGCTGGTGACAAGGGGTCAGCTGGATATGACGCCAGAATAATGTTTATAAATACCCGTGGTTACTTTGGTGTCCAGTATGACGTCAAGGCGGACGCAGCCGGTAACATTCTCGAGTTGTCGGAGCAGCCTCAGCCTGGTATAGGTGCTGCTGATGTGTTCAGTCCATTCACAGACAACGAGTATACGACATTCGAGGATACACAGGTGGTTCTTGACAAGCAGTTTAAGGATCTCAAGACTCAGGTCCCAGGCTTTGAGACGAAGCTTGACAAGTGGCTTGCCGCAATGCGTCAGTCAAATATGGAGGGTGCAATCGTGTCTGCGCGAACTGGTGCAGTGTAAATTATCAACATATAAAAGATGATATCAGCACAGGATCTTGCTGAGAAGGAGAAAAAAAGGCGCGAGGTTCGCAAAGCAACCTACAAAGCAATTCTCGAACAGCTCTGTCGCAAAATCAAATCTGCGTCAGAACTTGGAGAACGTTCCGTGTTTTTAACGATTCCACCCTTTTTGATCGGGTATCCAGCGTATGATGCTGACAAAGCGACAGAGTACATACAGCGTCAATTTGACCGTCTTGGGTACAAGGCGATCAAAGTGTCGGGAACAACACTGGGAATCAGTTGGGGAGACGCAAAGCCTAAAGGTCCAGTCATTATCGATCACTCTGCTGACGAGGACACAAAGAACATCGCATTGCCTTCACTCGCAAACCTTCAGAAAACGGCTGCGAAATTGCGTGGAAAGAAATAACTTGAGTAACATCAATGGACTCGACAGCCATCCTCGTCGAGGCAGAACGCAAGTTTATGATCAAGTTGTGCAACGCCATGACTCCAGTCATGATTGATTCATTCTACGAGTTGTACAAAAAGTCGGTTGAAGTTTCAAAGGGTCGTCAGACGTTGATTCGTTACCAGACGCTTCTCCAGGAGGTTCAGCACTGGAACAACACCATGGTGAAGCAGCACACAGACGCCATCATCAAGTCGTGTTCGATGTTTCCCAACTTGTTGGCGGCAGTATTTGTCATTTCAGTCAAGATCATGTCCGCAGTGCGTATTTCAGCAGACTCGAAAAAGATTAACATCAAGTTGCCATCCAACGACGTCTTTGTTCACTCGTGCTACATTGCAGCTGCGAAGAGTCTCTACGAGGATCCGTACGTCGTCGTGGACAAGATGAGTGACCAGGAGCGTCGTTCAAAGATGGGGGTTCGGTTCAGCGAGCTCATCAAGGAGGTTGTAGATGATTTCATTCCAGTTCAGCAAATTCTCGACACGTATATTCCTAACTTTACAGGTGAGCTTGACATGTCTGGTGCGACTGCCGAAGACCCCACCGACCCAGAAATGACAGAAGAGGAGCCCATGCCAGTCGCAACGCCCATGCCAGAAGGAACACCTGCGCCGGAAGAGGCGGCTGCACCAGAAGGAACCCCTGCACAGGAGACGGCTGCACCAGAAGGAACACCTGCTGCTTCAGGAGGTATTGAAACTGAAGAGGAACTTGGGCGTCCTTCCCTGAAACAAATTCCACTTCCGACCAAAGTTCATCACGAGACACTATTTGATGACGCACCAGACAAGTAAAAGTCCTTTCCACCTTCAGGTGGAAAGTCCAGGGACAACCACCCACCACAGGCATACAAGTCACTTCGTGACTTGGAGTAAATTTTCGCAACGTACATTAGTAATGGATCATCACTTTCGCGATCCTATGAGCGCAGCAGCAATTGCTGCCGCAGCGACAATTGCATATGTGTACATTCGAGCATCTATGAACAACGAAAAGGCACTTCCAAATTCGGCATATTTCAAGCCTGCGTTTCTCGTCGGTGCACTTGTATACGTCATAGTACACCAAGGAAATGCTCATCAGGAGACAATCACGACAACTCCGTACTAAAGAATTGAGAGTACAGTAAAATAATGGCGACCACCACGAATGCCTTCAACGATATGATGCAGCAGTTTCTTGACGAGCTTGTTCTCACGTTTCCAGGTGAGAAGAAGCTGGTAAAGTACCAGAATACGTTTTCTCTTCTTCGCAAGGCGAATGGCAAGAAGCCCCTGAAGCAGTTTATGGAGAGCATCGGTCCATATGCAACTCATCTGATGCAGAAGGATGAGGAGTTTTTCAAGAAGCACGCCCCAGAGATTCCATTCCTCGACGAGTTGGACATTGGACGTCTATGGACGGATGAGCTGTCCGAGACGACAAAGGGTGCCATCTGGCAGTACCTACAGACGCTGTACATTCTGGGAACCACCATCTCTTCACTTCCAGCAGACACTCTGAACATGATTGAGTCTGTGGCTCAGAAGTGTGCGTCTCAGCTGCAGGATACCGCGACTGCACCAGACGGGACGATTGACGAGGAGGCTCTCATGAACAGCATGAACGGTCTCATGTCAACTCTCCTGAAGGGTGGTAAGGGTCCGCTGGTGTGAAGGAAAAAATCTCCATGTAAATTAGAAGATGATTGATCTGCGTGACATTATTGCAAAAGACAAATTGCTCGATTTTTGGCCAACTGCTCGTCAGACTGCCGAAGAGAGAGTACTTGCGACGACCCGTTTCATTCTTTATGCAGTAGTGCTCGTGTACCTCATTCGCCGCGACGCGCGCATTGTTGCACTCGGGGCTCTCGTGCTCGCCGCTCTTTATGTATTGTACGGAATGAACATGATTCCAGATGGTACGCGTACGACTGTATCGGGACCCAAGGTGGTGAACGGTCTGCGTATGCCTACACGCGACAACCCCATGGCAAACTACCTTCTGGGCGACGATCCGAGCTTTAATCAGCAGGCTCCATGGTATCCAACCATGAAACAGGAGGTTCGACAGGAGTGGGAGTCAATCCACCCTTTCGAACGCAAACGCGATGCTGAGCGTAACTTTTACACGACTGCCGCGTCCACGTGGCCAAACGACCAGGCTGCGTTTACAAACGCCGCATTCGGTAAGCCGTTTGCGCCAATGTGTCGTGACGATCCTGCATCATGCAACCCAGATGGTCCATATGCTCGCGGTCCAGAGCGTGTTCAGCTCCGTGGCGGCAATGGTCGGTAAATCAACTACGCATTGTACTTGACGATGAAACAATCATAATATCCTGTTCCTGAATTTGGAAGCGTGGTTGCGAACGCCGAACCGTCTGAATTATAAAGTGTCAAAGGGTTTGAAGCATATCGACCAGTAACGTACATGTTCCCCGAACCGTCGACTGATATACCAGTTCCTTGATCAGTTCCAGTTCCGGCGATTCTCGCACCCCATTGAACGGTCCCGGACGTGTTGTATTTGGCGACGAAACAATCACTGCCTCCTGAATTTGGAAGCGTGGTTCCAAACGCCGAACCGTCCGAATTATAAAGTGTCAAAGGATTCGAAGAATAGTAACCAGTAACGTACAAGTTCCCTAAACCGTCAACTGATATACCAAATCCTAAGGTTCCAGCAATTCTCGCGCCCCACTGAACGGTCCCAGACGTGTTGTACTTGGCGACGAAACAACCAGTGCCTCCTGACAATGGAAGCGTGGTTCCAAACGCCGAACCGTCCGAATTATAAAGTGTCAAAGGATTTGAAGTATATTGACCAGTAACGTACAAGTTACCTGACCCATCGACTGATATACCATTTCCTTGATCACTTCCAGGTCCAGCGATTCTCGCGCCCCATTGAACGGTTCCGGATGTGTTGTACTTGGCGATGAAACAATCAAAGCTTCCTGAAGTTGGAAGGGTGGTTGCGAACGCCGAACCGTCTGAATTATAAAGTGTCAAAGGGTTTGAAGCATAGTAACCAGTAACGTACAAGTTCCCTAAACCGTCGACTGATATACCAGTTCCTTGATCATTTCCAGGTCCGGCGATTCTCGCACCCCATTGAACGGTCCCGGACGTGTTGTACTTGGCGATGAAACAATCATTGCCTCCTGACAATGGAA